CGTTGTAGGTGTCCGACAGCATCAGGACCTCCTCCGGGTGCGGGTTGATGGTTCCGAGCTCGATGTTGGCGAGCCGCGTCCGGTCGATGCCGGTCACCTCTGACGCACCCTCTCTGCTGCCTAACCGGTCGTTCCACGATGCCGCCGCGATTCGTGCCTTGTAAAACACGTTGTCAGCGGCTTTCGTCGCCATTTTGGGCATTTATCCTGCGCCTCCTTTCGATTAAAATATTTACAGGGGAAACGCTAAATGTTCGTTTTTGGCGTCACGATTTTGCATCAATGACGCGAAACGGGTCGCTTCGGGTTAAAAAAAAGGTCGTCGTAGGGATAGCCGAGGGCCTGCTTGATTTTCAGGCTCAGCTTGAGGGACGGGTTCTTGTCGCCGCTCTCAATCTGTGCGTA